CAATTTTATTGAAATTAATATTTTGGGTAAAAAATCAAATAAAGTTAATTTTTATACCAGTTCTGTTTACAATTTTATTGAAATTAATATTTTGGGTAAAAAATCAAATAAAGTTAATTTTTATAGCCTTCGATAGTTTAAATACGCTGGATTTGCATCTGTAAGGACATTTATCATATTGTGTATAACAATCCAAACACATTATATGACCACAACACATTTTAACCCATCGTTCGGTGTCGATTGAGAGACAAATCATACAGATATCCTCCTTGTTTAAAACACAAATTCCACAAATTTCATATAATTTATCAATATATTTTTCTTTTGTTTCTGATTCAGGCAAAGTAAGACATTCATCTAAATCTAAATGTATTACTGAAACATCAGCGATGTACTTATCACCAATGACTGTAATTTTGTAAAAATCACATAATGAACATAGCCAATGGGCAATATCAAGATGTTTATTTTTACATGATTTTATAAATGCTTCGTGATCATTAATAAATATATTTATCCGTTTTATTTCAGTCAATGAAATTGTATACAGCCACAGGGCAATTTCAAAATGACCGTTTATACAACTCCATCGAAAAGGATATTCATTAAAAATGTGTATATTTATGGGAGTGTTTTCTTCTATGCCGACTCTATATAGCCATTTGGCGATTTCAAAATGGCCTTTTTCACAACTCCATCTAAACGAATCCTCAGTGCCTGCATGAATATTTATTCTCCTTTGAGTTTGATCAGTTGTGTGCAAATTATATAACCAAAGTGCGATGTCAATATAATTATTTGCACAACTTATCCTAAATAATATATCATTTTGTATATTCATATTTATGTATTCAGTTTCATTATAAATTTGTAGTATTCTATTTAAATTTCCTTGTCGACAATTCTCAATAAGTTCGTCAATAAGTTCCTTATGTATGTTCATTTATTTGAATTGTACTTACTTTAATATAGTATGATATATTTTTTTTATGACTGATGTACTCCATTGATTAGTTAATATATTATGACGATTTATGATTGTAATTCAAGTAGATATATTTTGTAAAATGAGTAGGTCATTTATAAAATTGAAAAATTGAACCAATGAGTAATAAATATTATTTAATTAGTACAAAATTTCATTGAGCGGATACATAAAATAAACAAATAATAAACAAATAAAATAAACAAAGAAATGTCGATTAATTTGGCCTTAAAATTTACGGTTGTGTGTGTCGCAATTTTGGCAGCATATTTATACATATATGATTATTCTACTGTTCAAGATCTGACGGATTGTGTCAATATTCATACAGTTGAACATATTATTTTTTCAAAGATAAATAATGCCAATGCAATGAGATGTCGTAACGGATGTAAACACGATAATTTTTTACTTAGTATTGGATGTAAAAATGCGGGACAAAATATTAATTTTCCAAATAGTAGTTTCCCTTACTGGAAATGCATTGGAATAATGTATTCAGAACTTTATATGGAAAATGTAATCATTAGATGTGGAAGTTGTATAATGGGAGATAGATATGTTCATAAAAATAAATGTTATATCGAATATGATATTGGTCAAAAAAATCATAATGGTATTGATAGTAATGATGATGAATTCGATGGAGATATATTTATAGTTACACCAAGTGAGAAATATAATGTAAAAGGGAACTTTCTTTCTGTGTTATTAGTTGCTGGAATGGGATTTTTTACTTTTTTTAGTATGGCATTCTTGAGGAATAAAAATATTGAATATAGTAATTAAATTTATTTTATTTATTAAACATATACACATAACATATAGGTTGATATATGCATATAGGAGGATATATATATAATGCATTTCCTGAGGAAAAAAATGACATTATTGAATTTATTGAAAAAAATCAAAATGATTTATTCGTAAAATTATTGGAAAAAAGATTCAATGATACTGAAGAAAATGATAATAAATTATTTGAATATATCACAATATTTAATAAAAATTTCAATTCATTCGATCAGTATGAAAAAGGTTCAAATATTACCATAATAGACAAAAATAATGAATTTATAAAAAGAAATATAACCTCCGGTGATAATGCGATTTATCAACTGGATGATAATTTAGAATTAATAAAATCACAAAAAAACATAGAAGAATTGATTGAAATAAATAAAAATTTAAGTAATACATATAAATTTTATGATGTTGCCAATGCAGATAATAGACAACAAAAATTAAATGATTATTTATTTTCAGGAAAATTTATTGCAAACATGTTCAAAAGTGCTCATTTTGAAACATTGGAATCCTTCAATAATCCAGATATTGATTATTTAATTAAAATTCTACATGGTGTTGGAGGTATGTTATCAAAATTTAAAAATAATATCTTGTTCGAATTAATTGAAACAAATGACATCCATACATTTGTTAATTTATTTATGGATGACTTAGATATAAATGTGGCAATAAATGATTTTAACTACAATAAAATTGCTAGATTTAGATCGATTTATGAGATTTATTTATTTATTGCGAAGAAAAATAATTTTAATCTTAAAAATGAAATAGAAAAAGTTAATAATAGTATTATTGAAAGCGTTAAGAATGTTTTAATGGGTAATAAAAAAAAAATAACTAAGGAATTAAGTAATGATGAAATTGAAAAAATATCAAAACTTATGTTAAGTAATATTGTTACAATCAAAAGAATATCAAACGGATTTAATATTAAATTTGATGGGAAGAAAATAAAAGAAATGACAAGTGACAAGGGATTATTTGGTAATTACAGATTTGAAGAAAATGTTAGTTTTGTCTCTCCATTAATCAATGAGTTGGATGTTATAGTCAAAAAACCCTATGATAAATATGTTGAGGATATTAAAAAAGATATTAAAACTTATTACGATTTGTTTAAAAGACTTGAAAATAAATATTCAAAGGATTTTGTCATTATTCACATTGTTTTTTATATCGAATGTTATCTGATAAATAATAGGACATTAGTAACTGAAAGGGAAATTATGAAAAAATTTAATGTGGAGAGTTATGATATTAATAATATTGAATATCAAAAAAGTGTTGAAACAGTCTATTACAACAATAAAAATTCTACATTTACGACCATTAGTGGTGATAATGCAGGAAGAAATGGTAATTGTCTAGAAACAATGGTGTTAGATTTTCTTAATTTTATGACAGGAATGAATTATGAACTATTACCACCCACAACTATGAATATTTTTAAAGAATATTACAAAACACACTATAATATGCATCTAATACGTTCTGATTATAAAACAATAAACATTGTGATAGCTATGTTTGAATACTTAATACCTCGTATATTGTATGCAATATTAGATAATTTTGCAACTGCGTTGGAGATAATATTATTTGATGGACAAGTTATTGAAGAAGAAATAAGAAAATTGGTAGATTTACAACTTAAATTGGGCGGTAATTTTGATGAATTTGCTATACAGGCTAAAGAAATTATTGAAAGTATGACTGAGAAATTTAAAAAAGGTAGGGTATATAACACTGGCAAATCATTAAAAAAAATAGTAAAATCATTCAAAGTTGACATTAAAGACGAAAATATTATTGTAAATACAACGGATCTTACGTTGAAACATAATGGAATGGAAGTTAAATTTTATGCAAGTTCATTAGGTGGTCACGGACATGCACAAACAGAAATATTACAATATGGGATCTCCGCGGGAAGAATAATAAAAAGTGCAAAAAATGCTGAAAATACATTAATTTATAATATCCTAACCGGCAATATTTCTGATAATAAATTTGGATTTTATGTATTCGCATTCGATATGCATGCACTGCGTTACGGGTTATCAATGCCTGTGGTTGTATTGCGTAAATTAGTTGAAAAACAAAAAGATAAATTAGACAATCAACAAAAAGAAATAATTAATAATATATACAATAAAATGTATTCTCCTATGTCTCCGTTAGATGATGTAGAGTTTACGGTTATTCCGGAATGGAAAGCAATTCAAGAAGCATATATTAAAAGAAAGAAAGATGCAATTGAACAAGAAAATAAAAAACTGGATAAACAACTTGATACTGCATTAATTAAGGATAATGAAATAAGACAACTAGGTGCTGGATTAATTTATTATAAAAAATATATGAAATATAAACATAAATATAATGGATTAAAAATTAAACAAATCAAATGAATTAAATAATTTTGTTTTAATTTTGTTTTAATTTTGTTTTAATTTTGTTTGTCATAAATAATATGTTGTGTCTTTTTACCAAACCAATTTATTTGATCAATATTTGATTCACAAATAACACCGAATACAACATGGTTAAAAAACATTTCAATCTCAATAAGTTTCAAATCAAGAGGATTATTTGAAGTTATCGGATAATTATATATAAGACACTTATTTTTACATATTTCATTTATATCTGGATCATTTTCACCAATTACAAACACAATTGGCTTCGTTCTATTCATTACAATTTGTGCTTCCAAAGATTGGAAAACACCGTGAGCGAATTCTAAGTTGTTTGTCATAATTGGATTTATATAACATCCTTCAATGAATTTATTTCTAATATTTGTTGTAAAATCTTTGAGATTGGATGGAAAAATTATTGTTACAGAATTATGTCTGCAAATCATTTTAACAAGATCTCTAAAGCACTCTGTATACACATATAAACCCATATTCGATTGTATTTTATTGATCTGGTCAAAGAACTCATCATCATTATTATTATTATGGTTATATTTATAGTTTGCATTATATATTTTATCGGCGACGTAATATGCCCCAATTGGTCCATTTATTCTGATCAATGTATTATCAGGCACCTCCTCTGGGAATGTAATTATTACATTTGAATCATTTTCGAGTCGTTTCAGTGTTTCAACTCTTGTTATATCTTTATGATTTTTTGTAATTGTTGTTATGACAATAAGATTTTTATAGTTATAATGGTTAAAACATATGTTTGCATTAGGAGATAATCCTTGACTAAATACAATACAAGGTATTCTAATATCACAAACTTTGATGTCAACTAATGGAACAAATTTAAAACAATACGGCTTGAGGGAGCATAAATATTTTGCATGGCCTTCTGATGAACCTATTCCAGTGACATACATTGTTGTATTTGTTATGAATTTACTTATATTCACATCTACATTTTTACATAATTCAAGATAATTTATAGTATTATTTATTCTCGCATGTATACTATTATGACCTTTGTCATCATTATTCGATGAACCAAGTGGAATCATGCGTCTAATACCGATATCATGTGCTCTAAAATGTTCTTCCAAAACACGTGGTGTATCTCCATATAGAACATCAACACATGATAAGGATGTATGATTTTTCAAGAGTAAAAGAGCACCATTATAATCTCTGGCATCTGTTGTAATACCGAGGTCTGTTTTAGTGATGCTTAATTTATCAAGAACAAAGCGTCCTAACCCTGAACCCTTCCCATCATTATAAAGAAGAATTATTAATCCCGCACCATTTTTAACGATTGTTTCAACAGAACTTTTATATCTATTAGTATATTTTCTATTAGTGAGAGGAAAACGGTTAAAGATGGATTCTGAATGTATTCTAACCAATGGTACTCTATTTTCGTCATTACAATTTCCGTATTCAAGAACAATGTAATCATTTTTCGAAACAATATCATAATATACATTGACTTTGAACCAATAAGGTTTAGTTTTTAAAAACTTATATATGTCATACATATTTGTGTCCAATACTTTGATCATCATGTAATCATTACATTGACAAAAAATGAAGTTTTCTAAATCTGCTTTGTCTATTTCATTCTTTAATTCATCAAATTCATCAAAAGATAACAAAATCTGGTCATTAACTGGTTTGATAGGAAGATAATATGAACTCACATGAACAAATCTTGTAGCAGATTTTAAATTATATGGGATAAATGGTTCTATTTTTTCATGTGGTAATGAATATGTTTGGATTTTCTTTTTAGTTTGGACTAGTAAATGGCCGTAGTTCATTTTGGAATGTAGATAAGGTAAATTGAATGGATTTGGTTCTATTTCAATCGATTCAATATCCTTAATTTTAAGTCCGAGTTCTTTGAAACATCTTATTTTATCTGGATTGTTTGTCAATAATATAAATTCTGAATTAATATTTAATAGAGTGCATATATCACGTACATTTCTATAATTTCTATAGTCTGCTTCCATTCCTAATTGTTTGTATGCATCGAAAGTATTGAGTTGATCATTCGTATATTGAACTAACATACATGCCCGAGATTTACCGACGTAACCACATCCCCTACCCTCCTGTATTAGATAAAAAAGAATACCATTTTTATTTGAAATTGTTTTGATAGCACCCTCGAGTTGTTTAACACAATCACAATCCATACTTCTCATTGTTTCAGATGTTACACATGATGAATGCAAACGTGTATATAAAACATCTGCAGTTAAATCACCGTGTGCAAGAGCAATAATATATCCATTAGTAATTAAATCTTGATATACATGTGCGGTAAAAGTTCCGTAAATTGTATCTAATTCGATCGATCCAATAAAAATAGTCGTTCCGAAGATTTTTTGACTATTTTGACTATTTTGACTATTTTGACTATTTTGACTATTTTGATTATTTTGATTATTTTGATTATTTTGATCCATTCCTTAATCTATATAAATATATGTGTTAATAAATTAAATTCATTGTAATGTTTAAATATGTTTGTAATTTCAATATTTTGTGGAATTATGTTTGGGTTATATCATGTACACCAGATTCAACAGAACCATTGGTGGTAATTCGTATGAATTTGGCCTTTTTTTGTAATTCATATATATTGAATGCCCCACTATAACTAAGACCGCTCCTTATACCTCCGACTAACTGATTAAGTGAATCAACAAGGGGTCCAGAATACGGAACATATCCTTCTACTCCTTCCGAATGGAATTTAATTGGATCAATATCATCGATTTTTTGTTTTTGTCTCAATAGATTTGACATGTTGGCTTCGTAACTTGCCATTCCTCTGATAATTTTTACACGTTTACCATTTTTTAATAAAATTTTTCCCGGTGATTCATCAGAACCTGCAATCATCCTTCCTAACATGACACTATCAGCACCGCCTGCCAAAGCCTTAACAATGTTACCACTATTTCTATTTCCACCATCAGAAATTAATGGAACATTAAAATTCTTACACACAGGACTTACTGATAATAGAGCGGAAAGTTGGGGGACACCATGACCACTTACAATTCGTGTTGTGCAAATACTTCCTGCACCAATCGAACATTTAATGGCGTCTGCACCAGCTTTAATTAAATCGTATGCACCCTCTGGAGTTGCAATATTTCCGGCTATAACATCAAGATCAGGATAAAAATTTTTAATGTCTTTTAATGTGCTAATACAATGTTCAGAGTGTCCGTGTGCTATATCTATTACAACAACATCAACACCTGCAGTTACAAGCGCTTTAACTCGGTCCATATTAGAATTATCATCCTCTCTATTAATACCAACAGCGGCCCCACATCGTAATCTACCAAATTTATCGACTGTTGCATTAAATTGAAGATCCTTAATACGTTCAATATCCTTGAGACATATTAGTCCGTAGATATTTCCGCTGTTTGTTACAATAGGTAATTTTTGTATTTTATTATTAATCATTATTGAGTAAGCATGATCAATATCTATTTCTTTGGCAATATCATTAACATCACAAACTGATGTAATTAATTCTGAAAGAGGTGTCATACAATTTTTAACAGATTCGGTATCTAATCTACCCTTAATATCTCTGTTAGTTATAATTCCTTGTAATTTGTTGCTATTTACTACTAAAAATGACTTAGTTTGTCTTAATTTCATTTCTTTTTTTACTTCTGCGATAGTATAAAATTCAGATATCGTATACGGTTCTCTAATGATGTATGATATCGCTCTTTTAACTTGTTCAACCATTTTAACTTGTTCATCAATTGAACAATATCGATGAATTATTCCTATACCACCATATAATGCCATTTGTATAGCCATTTTTCCTTCCGTTACAGTATCCATATTAGAACTCATCAATGGTATTTTAAGAATTATATTGCGAGTCAATTTAGTTCTCAAATCCACATCTTTTCTCGATTTTACCGTACTGTATTGAGGAGTGAGTAAGACATCATCAAATGTTAATCCAGTTTGAATTTCCATTAAAAGTATTTAACAATTATCATTATTAATATTATACAGGTAGTGTTTATCATAAATTAATATTTCAATTTTATATTTGAATTTTGTATTTCATTAGCCTATTAGATTCAATATGTAAAAATTTTGATAATAATTTATTCTGTCTGTCTATTAATAATTCATATATAAATTAACAATGCGAATCACATGAATGAAGTATCAACAGATGATATACCGCATACGTTTTTATGTCCTATAACGTGTGCGATAATGGATAATCCACATGCATGTTCTGATGGAACAGTTTACGAAAAGGAAGCAATTGATGAATGTCTAGAATTAAAAGCGAAGAGTCCACTAACAGGAATGATTATTAACAAAGAAACATACCCCATATTAATTTTAAAAGAACAAATAGAAAATTATCTTAGCAAACATCCAGATAAAAAAAAGGAGCAATACATTTCTACACCAAAAAAATATATGGATGCATACAATGATATAACAAAAATATTAAGTTTTGATAAGGCTGAAATAATAGAAATGTTTGTATGTGCCTATTCGAGAACAAGATCAAAAAAGAAATTAATGTTTAAAAAAATATTTGATGACATTAAAGTAACAACACATATATTAAATAATTTAACAACATATGAACAATTCACTATACAAGATGGAACACAAAGATGTATGATTGGTTTAATAGTAGCATATGGTAACGAAAAAATTGTTAAATACACATTGAAAAAATTCGTTGATGAAACAATTAATTCTGCAGCGTGTGTTAATTTACTTAATATCATTAGAAATATCGATGGAGAAAAACTTAAAATAATATTTTCCCATATAAATAAAGAAAATATTGAGTTTCTTAAACGATATCGTGTCATCATCGAATGGCAAATTAACGAAAATAATAGTCTCAATCAATATGATAAAAAACATATTAAAAAAATAGTTTCAAATAAAATTAAAAAATACGATCGAAGTAAATTAACTTTTTCTAAAAAAATAAGTAGTATGTTTTCAAAAAATAAAAATATTTCACAACGGTTGGTTGGTACAGAAACATCCGAATCACATAAATTGATAGATTTAGATGTTCCAATATTTTTGATCGATACAAGTAATGTCACAAACAATCAGACAAATCCTGATATAGTATATTAGTTTATAATTATTACTAGTCTAATTTAAAATCGAACTTTGTGATGGTATATTACTTTTTCCTCTATTGGACTTCGCTTTAACCACCACAATTTTTAATTTCTTTTTATGACTATTATCTAAATGCACCT